AAAATACTGCATAATTCTTTGAGACATAGTTGCAGCATTAGGATCAGATACAGGTATTACATCAACACGAGAGTCAAAGTCCTGCCTGCGGTTGAAGTCACCGTCCATCTCATAGGCGTATTCTTCTGGCATGTAGTCACGAATAATACGAGCTAATAGACGCAACTCGTTCTTCATGGACGCATGCATACGCGCCTGTACGCCAGACATAACTTTCATGGATCGTTCCATTAGCGCCAGTGTTGTACCCACTGGTGCCTGAGAATTCATATCGCCTACTTGGATATCCGCTACTGATCCAATTCTGCGTCCCTCTTCGACAATGTTTCCAAGTAAAGAGTAGAGTACCGACGATGGCTCTTTGTAAGGGATGAACGTAATCGAATCCCGTATTGCACCGCCTGGAACATCCACGTCCCTGAACTCACCAGGCATAAGCGGACTGTCATCACCTTTAATGCGAAGACCGCGAGCTTTAAGACCAGCAGGTAAATTCGATAGCGTACCAGCGTCAATGAGCTGACGGAGAATCGAGGTAGCCGATTTTGCAAGCCCGCCAATAAGGTGGATAAGTCCCGTTCCATAGAATCCAAGACCTGGGAGATATTTGTAATGAACGAAGTGGAGTCGTTTCTTTTTCTTTGCGTCATCTTCATACCAGTTGCGTCTGATTGCTAAAATCTCACGAGATGTTTTATCGATTGTTATAACGTATGGACGAGCAATATTATCTGGATCATCAAACTCTTCTGGCATGTTCATGGTAACATGCATTTCTAGAATTGTGTGACGGTCATCATCTTCTATGATTGCGCTCTCCCCATCAAGCTCATCATATTTTTCTTGGATATCTGTAAAGTCTGGCTCTGGGTCAGGCAGGTCTACATCACGATAGAACCCCGCAACCTGCAGCTCTAGAATCTCATTAGATGTTTTCTTCATGATGTGCGTGTAGCGCGGGCAAGACGCTAGGTCTGACGCACCATATGAAACAACAAAGTCTTCTGCTGGAACAAACATGGCAACTGGACGATCCTCTAGTGGATCATAGTAAACCTTCTTGAAAGCAGAACCCGCAAGAGGAAGTTTGAACAACATCTGTTCAGTTTCATCACGGTATTCTGTCATTTCTTCCGTGAGTAGGTAGTTCATTTCAGTTTGGATTCGGTCAGCCTGATCAGCTTTCTCTGGTGTCAGCTTGCCCATAATCTTTGTCTTAACTGGACCAGACGCTGGGAATATTTCACCCATAGCTTGAGCTTGGAATCTAACAACTGCTTCAGTTAGAACTGGGTGAAATACTCCTGACGCACCTGCCCAAGGTTGACTACGTTCTTCAATCTTCATGCCCAACAGGTCAAGACCTTTGACGTATGCTCTTGCCCAATCTTGCCGTGATTCGCGGTCTGAGTTAAAATCCCCCACAAGCTCAGATGCCATCGATTGGAGTGTAGCTTCGTCAATAAACTCTGCTAAATTGGCATCGTGGTCTGGACCCATGATATCTTCAGCAATGCCCCCTTCGAAATCAATGATCACTCCGCCGTCTTCAGTCTCAATAGAAACCGCATCTGGGTTTACTATTTCAACTTCAATGTTTGTCGCGTCTGTTTCTTCGATCTCAAGATCAGAAGGTTCCATCTGCTTTTCGATAGCCATGCCTATCTCCGTTTCACATGCGCAGCGGTGCTGCTTCTAGTAATACTCAACTGGTCTACGGTATTTTGGCTCGTCATCCCAGTCATCCATTTCGGCCCTCACCCAACCGCCTTGTCTAAACCTTAGCAGAGCTTGGGTGGTAGAGTCCACTAAGTCATCATGATCCCCTGACGGGAATGATGCACATTCCTCAATCACTTCTTCAGCCCATCTGGTGGGAGGATACCATATTGATCCGCTTGCGAACAGGTCTGTTATTGCATTTACCCTTGCAATCTTATCCTGACCCCTTGATGGAGTAAACTCTGTTACAGGAATACCCATAGATCGAAGCTCAAATATCAAAGGCGCACCAGAAGCTTTTTTCTCCACGATCATCTGGTCTGGCTCAAACTCCATGTATTTATCGTATGCTGCTCGCTTTAGTTCTGGGAACTCTAGTTTTTCTTTGTATGCATCCAAAAGAATTATGTTAGGCGCTCCCTCGTGATAGAAGACACCCCATGTTGTACAGGCACTGTAGTCACTTCTTTGAGTTTTTAGAAACGCTGTATCCCAAGATTGTATAATAGCTTCGCATTCTGGCGGTCTGCTGCCTTCCCATTTTTGCCACCACTCACGTTTGATCAGCGCCCCTTCTTCAGATGTTGGATTCTGCTGGTACTGGGCTGACCATTTGGATACAGGAAGTTCTGCTTTTAGGGCATCAAGTTCTTTCTGAGACCAGAATTCAGGCCAAAGGGGATTGCCAGAGGGTAGGATTGCAGGGAACTCAATCACCTCCCAGTCATCAACACCTGCCCTATCTGTCATTGAGTTTAGGATTTGTCCTGTTAGATCACGCTTAGACCAACGGGTCATAACAACAATGATCGCACCACCAGGCTGCAAACGCTGGCGAGGTCCAGACGTATACCACTCATAGACACGATCATACACTTCAGGGTTGAACTGGCCTTGCTGCGCATCTTGTTCTGAGTGCGGGTCATCGATAATTAGCAGATCGGCACCCTTACCAGTCACCGCACCGCCAACACCAATAGCAAAGTAATCACCACGTTTGTTTGTATTCCAACGCCCCGCAGCTTTTGAGTCAGAAGACAGGGTAATCCCAGGGAATACTTTGGCGAAGTCCTCAGACTGAATCAGGTTTCTAACCTTACGACCAAAGCCAACTGCTAGTTCTGCAGTGTGTGCCGTCTGAATAACTTTCTTCTCAGGGTACTTGCCCAGAAACCAAGCTGGCAGCATATAGGAAGCGAACTCAGACTTGGTGTGTCGGGGTGGCATGTTGATAATTAAACGCTTGAGTTCACCTCGTGCCACACGTTCGAAGGCATCAGCCATATCTTTGTGGTGCCTACCAGAAATAAAACTAGGCCACATGAGGTTCACAAAGCTTATGAAGTCATCCTTGGCGTTCTTTTTGTTCTCAGCGTCCTCTAGCTGCTGGAGCAAGTCTAGCAACTCTGCCTGTTGTTCAAGGGGCAGTTGAGATATCTTATCCTTAATCGCAGAAAGCTTCTGCATGTTTACTCCTCTGATGAGGCGAGCAAGCAAAGGGTGGGGATATGCCTGCCCGCCAAGAGATGGACCAGGGAGGAGTTCCATCTCTAAGCCTATAATATAACCATATTACGCGCGCGTATATAATATATATATATAATATAATACATATCGGTAGACTACCGATATATATATACCGTCTACCGTAACGTCTACCGATATAAGAACGTGCCAGTGAAAGAAAGTTCTATTGAACTAAATTACCTACCTGTGGTATTTTGGCGTTGAGAGGATTTCACATGGAATTTCACATGGATATGTATGTCGATATTGCTATGGGACTTATCATCACAATTGGTGGGTGGTGGTGTAAGTCTCAGCACGAAGAATTAAAACGCATAACCGTTCTCTTGAATCGTACTCGTGAGGAAATAGCCAAAGAGTATGTATCCGTAAACCGCCAGCAATCTGATATGGATCGCGTAATAGATCGACTAGATCGTTTAGAAGGAAAGCTGGATAGACTCATAGAGAGATAGATGGCTATCTTAGAATCTATTGCTGCTGCAAACGCTGCATATTCTGTAATCAAGACGGCACTCTCTAACGGTAGGGAGACAGCAGGTCTTATTGGTGCTGTAGGTAAGTTCCTTGGTGCCGAAGAAGATATAAAAGAAGCAATCAATAAAAAGAAATCAAGTCCATTCACCGCAATAGCTGGCGGTGAACAGGGAGACTGGGAAGAGTTTCAAGCATTAGAGAAGCTAAGGCAGCAACGTAAGGAGCTAGAAAGCTACTGCCGATTGTATGCTCCCTCTGGCACCTGGGATAGGTGGCAACAATGGCAAGCAGAAGCCCGCAAAGAGCGCCAAGCAGCCAAAAAAGCTGCAGAAAAAGCCAGAGAAGAACGCAATGAAGCCATTGCAACTGCTCTTGGCATTCTCATGGCTGTAATATTTCTAGGACTTTCCGTATATTACCTTGGCAAATACTTAGGTAGATGGTGATGTGGGTACTTCTCTGGATACATCTCATGAACGGTAAACTAGAATATTACCAACTAGGCACATATCAAGTTGAAAAAGCCTGCTATGACGAAAGACAGAAAGCCAAAATGCTCGTTAAAGACCAAAACAGCGGACTCTTCTGCGTACAAGTTACTGGAAGTCAAAAGTAACAAGTGGATCGGCACCCTTCAGGACGGCACCATAGCGATAATCTGCAGTAATCCTAAGATAGCTAGACAATATACAGAACAGCTCGCTAAGGTGGCCCTTGGTAGGGTCTTAATGCGGATGAAACTAGAGCCGCCACACCAATAATATAGATAATCATTTGCCTTATGTCAAAGGTGGTAATCCCATCCCAGCTAAAACACGCGATAAATGAGGGCAAGTTAGCGCCACCCCTAAGTCATTGAAAATAAAATCGGAATAGTTCTTAGCCGATATAAAT